GGAACCTTATATAGATTCTACAATACTAGTGGTAAGTTTACCAATAGTACTTCTGTGTTTGAACCGGGTACTGAGTCTTATTTCTCCAAAGTGCGCCAAGGTGAGGACACTATCGGGTACGATAAGGGTTTATACCGTTATCGTTTCATCCCGCCTACTGCATATATCTATGACCGGGTCGAGAGAAATTCTTGGACCGGCGTGGTATATCTGAAGCAGGCTGGTTTGTCTGGCACTGAAATACAAGTTAGCGGCGTCTTAACCGCTAATGGGTCTTCCGGTGTTCAGATTCCCGATATAACGAAGCAAAAGGCTTCGTTAAATGCGCAAGTCACCACACAGCTGTTAAATCGTGCGAAAGATCAGAAGATCAATCTTGCTCAAGCTTTTGCTGAGCGTGCACAGACTATTCAGTTGCTTGCGTCCACAGCTATTAAATTGGCGAAGAGTTTTTCTGCTCTCCGCCAAGGAAATATAGTGGCTGCTGGGAAGGCGTTAGGCGTTTCTGTATCCCGACGAACTCGTCGTAATTACAGAATGATGCGCCAGGAGAAACCTCTTGATGCAATTTCTAACGCTTGGCTAGAATTACAGTATGGATGGAAGCCCCTCCTCTCCGACTGTTATGGTGCTGCCGAACAAGCAGCTATCCTTAACGGTGAAAAGATTATTGGGAAAGCTTCTACATACGCGCGCATGCGTGTATGTGATTCCGATACTGTGGGTATTCCTGATGTTCAGGGATCCCCAATTGGCACCGTGGTGAGGACTGTTCAACTTTACCAAAAGATGACAGTCTACTTTGAGGTTAATAATTCTACCCTCAAATCGGCCGCTCAGATGGGCATGACTAACCCTCTGACGATCGCTTGGGAACTTACGCCTTGGAGCTTCGTTGTCGACTGGTTTTTACCCGTCGGCAATTGGCTTAACAGCCTAGATGCAACAGCAGGGACCAGCTTTAAGTCTGGTATCTCCACTGTTACTGAGGAGCACTTGTACGAAGGGACCATTACGGGCTTCGGGCCTGATACTAGCGGTTACTGGGCAAAGCGTGCCGGTTCTGGTAAGTATTTTTACAAGCGGTTCGTTATGACCCGTTCGCCAATGGCGAACTGGCCAAGTTCGAAGCTGCCTGAATTTAAAAATCCTTTCAGTACCGTTCATGCTTTGAACGCAATCGCTCTCCTAAAGGGTGTTTTTTCGAGGCATAAAACAGATCTTCAACGATCTGCTCGTTAAAGCGCCATAACCAAAGGTAACTAAATGAC